CAGTTCTTGAAGGCTGATGGATCAGTTGATGCAAATACATATTTGACATCTTCATCATTGTCAGGTCTTGTTCCTTACACAGGCGCATCCACTAATGTAAACTTAGGTTCTAACAGCATCACTGCTAATTCTTTTATAAAAGTTGGCGGTACATCTGCTCAGTTCTTGAAGGCTAACGGAACAGTTGACTCTAATACATACTTAACTGCAAATACGTTAAGTGTTCCTCAAGTTTTAAACGGTACATCATTTGCTACACAAGCTCCATCAGCATTAGATACACCATTACTTGTATCATTTGGCGCTGCACAATCAAATGTAGATGTTTCACTTGATGCAGGTGGTACAATCACATTTAATACAGGTGGTGTTTACTTTATAAATGCATTTGGTTCTGTTGAGAGACAAGGTTCATCGGGTGGTGTAGCTATTCTTTTATTTAGAGTTCTTTTAAATGGAACTCAAATTAGTGCTACAAAGGGTTTTCATCTTGATTCACCAAACTTAGATATACCGTATGAGGTAACTATTCCATTTAAGGCGCAAGCAGGTGATGTAATGCGTTTTCAAATTATGCGCGACTCATCAGGTATAAACCAAGGTGGCTTATACGGTCACACGGTATTGGGGGGTTGGCCTAATGTTCCGTCTTCTCAAATTCAAATTTGGAAACTTAGCTAATGCATATTAGGAAGATATCTGTTGGACCCGATTACAAGGGTGGCGCAATGCACTACATCGTAGGTCAAAAGGTCTTGAATGATACCCAAGAAATTCATCTCATTAAGTATGATGACGACAGGAAATCAATTAAGATTTATATTGAAAACGAAAAGAGTGAGGTTGTCCTTTGGAAGGAGTTTAATAACACAGTCCCTGTCGCAATCGAATATAATGTAAATATCTAATGCAATCTCCATTTTACTTTATAGTAAAGCCAAAGGAGGGAAAAAGATACAACAACACAAAAGAAATAGGAGGTATTGATTTTATTGTCAATACTTCTGAAGAAGATTTTAGGTTCTCAAATAGAGAGGCTGATGTTGTTGAGCTACCCATTGGCTACAAAGGACCAATTAAAGTTGGCCACAAACTTCTAGTTCACCATAACGTGTTCAAGTTCTATAACGACATGAAGGGCCGCCGTAAGAGCGGTAAGAGCTTCTTTAAGGAAGACCTTTTCTTTGTTGACGATGAGCAGTTCTTTATGTTCCATGATGGAACAGATTGGAAGGCTTATGACAGGTATTGCTTTGTCAAGCCCATAAAGCCTGAGGAGTCATTTATCTACAAGCCAATTGAGGAGGAGCCACTAATGGCCATTATGGTATATCCAAATGAGTATCTATTGTCAAAGGGCATCAAAGCCGGCGACAAGGTATGCTTCAAGCCTGACAGCGAGTATGAGTTTATTGTAGATGAAGAGAAGCTGTACAGAATGTATGACCATCAAATAACAATTAAGCTATGAACCCAAAAGAATTAAGGCATAAGATTATTGAGGCCGGATACAAAGCTGTTGAGCAGCTCATCAAAGTTGCTAAAGAAGATATCATCAAGATTGACTCAGAAGATGACTTGGCTGCGGATAAGTTAAAGAATGCTGCCGCGTCAAAACGATTGGCTATATTTGATGCATTCGACATATTAAATAGAATTGAAGCTGAAAAAGCTAGTTTAGAGGAGGTAACACATGAATCGCAAAAACTTGACACTAAGCAAGGATTCGCAGAGCGGAGAGCTAAATAAGCTTTATAGTCTTGCCAATGATCACATACAAAAACACACTCGTGATCAGAAGAACCGAAATTACAGTTGGCAGTATGGTTACATTGACCAATACAACCTCATTGTAATATCAAAGACAGGTCAGATAGGTGATATATACCTCATTAATGGTCTGTATATTGCACTTCCGCTTGCACCCAATAACTGTGAGAAACGCAGTGATAAGTCATCCGAGCAGTATTGGTCTAGAGTTGAACTTCCAAAACAACTGTCTAGAATTCAGTCAATCTTCCAATGGCATGAGATGCCTAAGGAGTTCAAGGCTAAATATGTAGACTATATTGAGGAGCAGTTTGATCGAAGAGATCATGGGCATTGGTTTATGAATAATGGAAAGCCAACATACATCACAGGCTCTCATTATATGTACTTGCAGTGGTCTAAGATTGATATCGGTTATCCTGACTTTCGTGAGGCCAATCGCATCTTCTTTATATTTTGGGAAGCTTGTAAGGCTGATACGCGCTCATTTGGAATGGTGTACTTAAAAATACGCCGCTCAGGTTTCTCATTTATGTCATCATCAGAGTGCGTGAACATTGCAACCCTTGCAAAAGATGCACGCGTTGGTATCCTATCAAAAACAGGTTCTGATGCCAAGAAGATGTTCACTGATAAGGTGGTGCCAATAAACAGCAACCTTCCATTCTTTTTCAAGCCTGTCATGGATGGTATGGACAAGCCAAAGACAGAGCTTGCCTACCGCGTGCCGGCATCTAAGATTACTAAGAAAAATATGCATGACATTGACGATGATATCGTAGATGGCCTTGACACAACAATAGATTGGAAGAATACTGACGAGAACTCATACGATGGTGAGAAGTTACTATTCTTAGCACATGATGAGAGCGCTAAATGGATAAAGCCAAATAACATCCTAAACAATTGGCGTGTAACAAAGACGTGTTTGCGTTTGGGATCTAAGATTATCGGTAAGTGCATGATGGGCTCAACATCAAATGCACTGAGCAAGGGTGGTCAGAACTACAAAAATTTGTATGAGGACTCTGATCCATATACTCGCAATGCCAATGGTCAGACCAAGTCAGGCTTATATAGCTTGTTTATTCCAATGGAGTGGAACATGGAGGGCTTTATTGATAGGTACGGAATTCCCGTATTAAGAAGACCACCTGCGCCAATCAGAGGTGTTGATGATGCGTTGATTGTTAATGGTGCCATTGACTATTGGGAGGCTGAGGTTGACTCGCTTAAGAATGACCCTGATGCTCTCAATGAGTATTACCGTCAGTTCCCACGCACAGAGTCACACGCGTTCCGTGATGAGAGTAAGGCTGCGTTATTTAATCTCACAAGAATTTATCAGCAGATTGACTACAATGATACATTGATTCAAGAGCACCATTTGACTAGAGGCAGCTTTAGTTGGAAGGATGGCATCAAGGATACCAAGGTTATATTTACCCCTGACAAAAGAGGTAGGTTTTTGGTTGGATGGACGCCAAATAAAGGCCTTCAGAACAATGTATATGAAAAGAATGGAATAAGACACCCGGGCAATGAGCACATTGGCGCATTTGGGTGTGACTCCTACGATATATCAGGTGTTGTTGTTGGACGTGGGTCTAATGGTGCACTGCATGGCCTTACCAAGTTCCATATGGACGATGCCCCTATCAATCAGTTCTTCTTGGAATATGTCGCCCGTCCTCAGACTGCTGAGGTATTCTTTGAGGAGGTATTGATGGCGTGCGTGTTTTATGGTATGCCAATCTTAATTGAGAACAATAAACCTCGTCTATTATATCACTTTAAGAACAGAGGCTATAGAGGGTTCTGTATTAACAGACCTGACAAGACGTACAACAAGTTGTCAAAGACAGAGCGTGAGCTAGGTGGTATACCAAACTCATCTGAGGATGTGAAGCAAGCGCACGCAGCAGCTGTTGAGTCATACATCGAGAAGTATGTCGGTATGGTAAGCGAAGATGAGATGGGCTATATGCCGTTTACTAGGACCCTTGAGGATTGGGCTAAGTTTGACATCAGTGATCGTACAATGTATGATGCTACAATTAGCTCAGGATTGGCTATTATGGCTTGTCAAAAGCACTTATATCAACCTGAGAGAAAAGAGTCAAAAATAAGCATTAAATTTGCTACATATAATAATAAAGGGAATATTAGCTCCTTGAATGTATGAAAGAAGTAATAGTAAACATATCAACCACATCATTTCCGAGTCAATTCGCAAGTGATGCGGAGAAAGAAACACTTGAGTTTGGTCTCCAAGTTGGACAGGCCATTCAATACGAGTGGTTTCGTAAGGATGGTAATCAATGTAGATACTACAGTCAATGGAGAGATTTCCATAGATTAAGACTATATTCAAGAGGCGAACAGCCAATTCAAAAGTATAAGGAAGAGCTTGCTATTGATGGCGACCTTTCATATATGAATTTGGATTGGACTCCTGTTCCTATCATTCCTAAGTTTGTTGATATTGTTGTAAATGGCATGTCTGATCGTTTATTTAAGGTTAAGGCATATTCTCAGGATGCAATGTCACAGGCTAAGCGCAGCAAGTACCAAGATATGATTGAAGGTCAGATGGTTGCAAAAGACCTTTTGATGAACATTAAAGAGCAGACAGGTGTAGACCCGTTTGTTATGGAGCCTGATGAGTTACCTAGCAATGATGAGGAACTCTCTTTGTACATGAACTTGAATTACAAGCCTGCGATTGAGATTGCTGAAGAGGAAGCTATTAATACCATTCTTGAGGAGAACCACTATGACTATGTGAGAAAACAGTGCGAGTATGACCTAACTACAATAGGCATTGCTGTTGAAAAGCACGAGTTTCTTCCCGGAGCAGGTGTGCAGATTTCTTATGTAGATCCTGCAAATATTGTTTACAGCTATACTGAGGATCCGTACTTTAGGGACTGTTTTTATTGGGGAGAAATTAAAACTCTTCCGATCACAGAGCTTTTAAAGATTGACCAATCTTTGACTAAAGAAGATTTAGAGAAAATTTCAAAATACAGCCAAAGTTGGTATGACTACTACAATGTAGCTCAGTTCTACGAGAATAATATCTTTTACCGTGATACGTGCACTCTTCTTTACTTTAACTATAAGACTACTAAAAAAATTGTATACAAGAAGAAAATTCTTGACAATGGAAATACTCGAATGATTGAAAAGGATGATAAATTTAATCCTCCTGTAGAAATGATGGAGGAAGGCCGATTCGAAAAAGTAGAGAAGACTATTGATGTTTGGTATGAAGGCGTAATGGTCATGGGTACCAATATCTTGCTTAAATGGAAGATGTCTGAGAACATGGTTAGACCAAAGTCAGCTACTCAGCATGCATTGCCAAACTATGTGGCTGTTGCACCTCGCATGTACAAAGGTGTGATTGAGTCACTAGTTCGTAGAATGATACCATTTGCTGACTTGATTCAGTTGACACACTTGAAGCTACAGCAGGTTATATCACGCGTTGTCCCTGATGGTGTATTTATTGACGCTGATGGTCTCAATGAGGTTGACCTTGGTACAGGTGCTGCATACAACCCTGAGGATGCGCTTCGATTATACTTCCAAACGGGTAGTGTAATTGGTCGTAGCTACACTCAAGATGGTGAGTTCAATAATGCTCGTGTTCCAATCCAAGAGCTGAATAGCAACTCAGGTCTAAGTAAGACTCAGATGTTGATTACCAACTATAATCATTACCTTGATATGATTCGTTCAGTGACAGGTCTTAATGAGGCTAGAGATGGTTCAGACCCTGATCCGCGCGCATTAATTGGTGTTCAGAAACTTGCGGCATTAAATTCAAATACAGCCACACGTCACATTCTTGATGGAAGCCTGTATATGTTCAGGTCTATGGCTGAGGCGCTTACATATAGGATTGCTGATATCTTAGAGTACGCTGACTTTAGAGATGACTTCGCCAATAAGATTGGCAAATATAATGTATCCATTTTAGAAGAGATTAAAGACCTATACGTATATGATTTCGGAATTTTTATTGATATCTCTCCAGACGAAGAGCAAAAAGCACAACTCGAGCAAAACATTCAAATTGCTTTATCTAAAGGTGATATTAACCTTGAGGATGCGATTGATATCCGTGAGATTAAAAATATCAAATTGGCTAACCAACTTCTTAAGGTAAAACGAGTTAAGAAGCAAGAGCAGGAGCAGAAGAATGCTATGCAGATGCAGGCAATCCAAGCTCAGCAAACTCTTCAGTCACAGCAGATGGCAGCTCAAACAGCTATGGCTAAGATTCAGGCTGAGTCTCAAGCTAAGATGCAGTTGAAGCAAGCTGAGGTGGCTTTTGAGATTGAGAAGATGAAGAATGAGGCCATACTTAAGCAGCAGTTGATGCAGACTGAGTTTGATATGCAAATGCAACTTAGGGGCATGGAAGTAGAGTCTTTGAAGTCAAGAGAGGATAAAAAAGAAGAAGCCAAAGACAAAAGGGTTTCAATTCAAAATACTCAGCAATCTAAGCTCATAAATCAAAGGAAGAATAATTTACCTCCAATCGACTTTGAATCAAATGAGGATAGCTTGGATGGGTTTGATTTAGCGGAGTTTGAACCTCGTTAAAACAATAAAAAATAATATATAACTTTGTAAAAATTAAATCAAATGGAATTTAAAGTAAAAGAAGTATCAGGCATCGTTGAAAAGAGTGCCGCTCAGATTGAAGAGGAATTGTTAAACAAGCATGAGGAGCAGTTCAATAATGTGCCTCCTGTGGATACACCACCGATTGATGAGCCACTTGTCGAGACGCCTATAGATCTTAAAGAAGAAGACGTTCTTTCATATTTAGGAAAACGATATAACAAGGAAATTAACTCATTTGATGAGTTGATGGCAGAACGAAAAGAGGCAGAAGAATTGCCTGAAGACGTTGGTGCATTCCTTAAGTATAAGCGCGAGACAGGGCGTGGTATCCAAGACTACTTGAAACTTCAAGAGGACTTTGATACAATGAATCCTGACGTGCTTTTGAAGCAATACTTCAAGGACACTGAAATTGGTCTCGATGATGATGATATCGATGCGCTAATGGAAGAGTTCAAATATGATGAGGATTTTGACGATGACTCTCATGTTAAAAAAGCGAAGATTGCAAAGAAAAAAGTTATTGCTAAGGCCAAAGAACACTTCAATTCTCAGAAAGAGAAGTATAAGCAACCTCTTGAGTCAAGTGGGTCAGCTATTCCAAATGCTGAGAAAGAAGAGTTTGAGGCGTATAAACAATATATACAACAAGCTAAAAATCAAGAGGAGGATCAAAATCGTAAAAGAGATTGGTTCTTAAAGAAAACTGACGATGTGTTTAGTCAAGAGTTCAAAGGTTTTGAATTCAATATTGACGACAAGAAAGTTGTTTTTTCTCCGGGAGATACCGCAGAACTCAAGAAGCTTCAGTCTAACCCTGCTAATTTTATTAACAAGTATTTAGATGAAAGTGGAATGGTTAGTGATGCAGCAGGATACCATAGGTCTTTAGCAATCGCAATGAATCCTGAGAAGTTTGCCAAGTTCTTCTACGAACAAGGTCAGGCTGATGCGACAGAAGATGTTACTAAAAAAATTAAGAACATCAATATGTCTGAGCGCAGAGCCCCTGAGGCAACCGTCAAAGGAGGAATGCAAGTCCGACAAGTAAACCCTGACGCAGGTCGTGGGTTGAAAATCAAAAGCGCAAAAAGAATATAAACAATTAAAAAAAGAAAAAAATGTCTTTATTATCTACACCCGGGTTCAACTTACAGCCAAGTGCTGAGCAGGTGCCATTATCAACTAACTATATTACGAACTTTAACTTCATGAATCAGTATTTGCCTGATACATATGAGAAGGAATTTGAGCGTTACGGAAACCGTACCGTTGCATCTTTCTTGCGTATGGTAGGTGCTGAGATGCCGTCTATCTCTGACCAAATCAAATGGGCAGAACAAGGCCGTCTTCACACGAAGTACAACAAAGTTGTTTCTACAGCTACATTAACCAACGCTGACAGCGCTACATTCCAAGTGAATGACTTGAATGTTACAGGTATCGCTTTCCGCGCAGGTCAAACTGTAATGATTACTCCTAACGTTGCGGGTCCTACTCAAAACAAAGGTATCATCACTGCTGTTAACACTGCTACTAACCAATTCACTGTTGCTTTCTATGAGCAAAATGGTATGACCAATGCTTCTACAGCTAACGAATTTACTGTATTTGTTTACGGTTCTGAATTCAAGAAAGGTACTACAGGTATGATTGGTTCATTGGAAGCTGAAGACGAAATCTTCTCTAACAGCCCAATCATCATCAAAGACAAGTATGCTGTTTCAGGTTCTGACATGGCTCAGATTGGATGGATTGAAATCACTACTGAGAATGGTGCTACAGGTTTCTTGTGGTATTTGAAATCAGAGCACGAGACTCGTCTCCGTTTCGAAGATTACTTAGAGACTTCTATGTTAGAGGCTGTTCCTGCTGAAACAGGTTCAGGTGTTGTTAACGCAGGTATTAACCCAACTTATGGTAACAAAGGTTCTGAAGGTGTATTCTACGTAGTTAACTCTCGTGGTAACGTTTGGGGCGGTGGTAACCCAACATCTTTGGCTGACTTTGACACAATCATCTCTCGCTTGGATAAGCAAGGTTCTATCGAAGAAAACGTTCTCTTCGTTAACCGTGACTTCTCTTTCGACATCGATGATATGTTGGCTGCTCAAAACAGCTACGGTGCAGGTGGTACTTCTTACGGTTTGTTTGACAATGACAAAGAAATGGCTTTGAACCTTGGGTTCTCAGGTTTCCGTCGTGGTTATGACTTCTACAAAACTGATTGGAAATACCTCAACGATCCAACAATGCGTGGTGGTTTGACTGCATCTACTTTAGGAGCAAGCACTGCTAATGTTATCACAGGTCTATTGGTTCCTGCAGGTTCAACTACAGTTTACGACCAAATTCTTGGTAAAAACGCTAAGCGTCCATTCTTACACGTTCGTTACCGTGCGTCTGAGACTGAAGATCGCCGTTACAAAACTTGGATTACAGGTTCTGCCGGTGGTGCTGCTACAAGCGACCTCGATGCAATGGAAGTTAACTTCTTGTCTGAGCGTGCAGTTTGTACACTTGGTGCTAACAACTTCGTACTTTTCCGTTACGGAGCATAAGCATAACAAACTTAGAGGGGGACAGCAATGTCCCTCTCTATTTTTATTGTAAAATTAAATTATATCATATCTATGAAAAAGAAAGAAGAGTTGGTTGCTGCCGACAGAATTTACCGATTGAAAAATGAGAAAGCCCCATTGTCTTTTATGTTGGCTTCTCGAAATACCAAAAGATTCCCATTGCTTTGGTACGATGAAGAAAGTAATCAAAACCGACCATTGCGATATGCGATAAACCAAAAGTCGCCATTTGAAGATGAGCAGGATGGAAATGCCATCGTAGAAGCCATCATTTTTGAGAATGGTTTCTTATCCGTCCCAAAACAAAATCCCGCCCTTCAAAAGTTCTTATACTACCATCCAATGAATGGTTTTGTATTTGAAGAAGTTGATTCTGAGCGTGATGCACAAGAAGAAGTTGAAATGCTTACCGCAGAAGTTGACGCGCTTATTAAGGCTCGTGAGCTTTCAATCGAAGAACTCGAAACAATTTATCGAGTATTATTCAATAAAGATGTATCTCGTGTAACTACAGCTGAAATGAAGAGAGATACCCTCATTTACGCTAGAAACTATCCGGGAAGCTTTTTAAATGCTCTAGATGACCCAATGTTGAGGCTTCAGTCACAGGTGCATATCTTCTTTGATATGGGCTTACTTGGCTTCAGAAGCAACAATAAAGAGGTTTGGTATAGCACTCCTACAAATAGAAAGAAAATGCTTAACATACCTTATGGTGAAGACCCATATGTATTGGTTGCAATGTACTTTAAAACAGATGAAGGTCTCGAAGCATTAAAAATGTTAGAGCATCATTTGGAAAATGCATAAATAACATTATATTTGCAATGTTGTTTTAGAGTTAATACTCATTTCTCTGTTGATGAAGGCCGCTATTTGCGGCCTTTATTTTTTTGTATCTTTGTGAAAAGATATCACTATGATAAATTCGGTAAGGAACACTGTATTATCTATCCTTAATAAAAATAACTACGGATATATTTCGCCATCTGACTTTAACTTGTTTGCAAAGCAAGCACAGATGGAGATTTATGAAGAATACTACAGCAGTTATAACAAGACAATTAATGCTGAGAATTCACGCGTATCAGGTACTGAATACGCTGATATTGAGAACCCAATTGCAGAGGTATTAGAGTCATTCTTAAGAAATGACACTTTATCTCAGGTTACAGCTTCAACCAATCAGTATTATGTGCCATCGCCTATTACAACAGGCTACAACTTCTATATGATTAGTCGACTGACTTGTTTTGACCCTACTGGCGCAACAAGATTGGGTGATGCTGAGAAGGTAGCTAATGCGCGTATTTATAATTTGTTGGACTCAATGCTTACAGCTCCAACAACAAAGTATCCTGCATACACTATTGACGGAGATATAATTACAGTTTATCCTGATACCATTAACGGTGTATCATCATTAAAGTGCTCATACTTTAGATTGCCTTTAGATCCTAAGTGGACATACATTAACTTACCTAACGGTGAGCCTGCATTTGACCAATCGCAGCCTGATTATCAAGACTTTGAGCTTCCGTTAGAGGATGAGTACAAAACTGTAATGAAGATACTTCAATACTGCGGCATGTCAATTAGAGAGATTCAAGTTGCGCAATATGGTATTCAGCAAGAGCAGTCTGAGAATCCTGCATTTAGCATACAACAATAATAAATCATGGCATATATTTCACAGTATCAGTATTACGAAAATGGCGGTAATGCGCCTGAGGACGCCAATTGGGGATCTTATCAGTATGTAAGCTTACATCAAATTGTCAACAATTTCATATTGATGTACACAGGAAACCACTCATTGGTTAACAACGAGGAGCGTTACAAGATTTTATTTCACGCAAAACGTGCAATTCAAGAACTCAATTATGACGCGTTTAAAGAGATTAAAGTTCTTCAGTTGACCATCTGTGACCAACTGCGCTTTGTTCTGCCTTCAGACTACGTCAATTGGGTTCGTATCTCATTATATAAGGATGGCTATATTAGACCAATGACTGAAAACATTCAAGTTCAGTCAGCCAAGGCTTACCTACAGGATAATGATTGCAGGATTTTATTTGATCAAGACGGAAATGCACTTGAGCCACAGTTCTCTGAGCTTGATTTTGATCGCATAAAAGGCACTCAAAAGAGTATATACCTAAATCCCGGGAATCAGTTTGATGGTCAGGAGGGTTGGAATTATGATGGGATGTGGTTCTTTGAAAGAAGCATTGGCGCAAGATATGGTTTAAATACTGAAACTGCTAACGCAAATCCAACATTTACCATTGATAAGAGATCAGGAGTTATTAACTTTAGCTCACATATGTCAGGTGAATCTGTCATCCTTGAGTACGTATCTGATGGTATGGAGAATGGTGATGACAGCTTAGTTACTGTAAATAAGCTATTTGAGAAGTATGTGTATGCGTACATTATGTACGAGATACTCAACTCAAAGCTTGGTGTTCAAGAGTATGTTGTGATGCGCGCGCGCAAAGAAAAGACGTCTCTTTTACGCAATGCCAAGATTAGAATCAGTAATATTCACCCGGGCAGATTGCTAATGAACCTTCGTGGTCAGAACAAATGGGTAAAGTAATATGGCAGAACTTACTAGAAATTTCAACAAGGGTGTAATGAATAAGGTCGTTGATGAACGACTTATACCTGATGGCCAATATATTGATGCACTTAACGTGCGCATGGGCTCTACTGAGCAGAAAAGCATAGGCGCAATTGAGAATACAAAAGGTAATGTAAAGTTTACCAATTTGATCTACATTGATGGCACTCCTCTTAGTGATGATGCTCGTACAATTGGTGCATTTGAGGATGGTGCCAATGAGACTATATATTGGTTTGTACATGATTCAAATTTTCCTGTTGGAGCTACGGGTAAGCTTGACCTTATTGTGTCATTTAACGTACTTACAAGCATACTTACGTATCACGTTATTAGTGTTGACGATGGCGATGGTGTCAATACCACTTTAAATTTCAACCCTACATATGTCATTACAGGTATCAATAAGATTGATGACTTGTTATTTTGGACGGATGACTACAATCCTCCTAGATTCATTAATGTAAAGGAGAACTATCCAAACCCTTCTGCTACAAATATTGACTACTACATACCATCTCTTGCGGCTTCATTTCCTGAGATTCTGTTTGAAAGACTTCAGGTAATTAAAAAACCACCTGTTGAGTCTCCTGAGATTCAGATGACAAATGTACCGGGTCAAGAGAACTTTTTAAGTGAGCGATTCATTTGCTTTGCTTATCGCTATAGATATGCTGACAATCAGTACTCTGCAATATCGCAGTTTACTGAGCCGGCGTTCATTCCTGAGAACTTTGATTTTAGTGATGACAGCTACCTAAACAATGGAATGATTAATTCATTTAACAGCGTCATTATTACCTATAATGCAGGTGGCCCATTGGTTGTTGGCATTGACCTTCTCTTCAAGGAAATGGAGAGCAATGTCATTAGAGTTATTGAGAAGTTAGACAAATCAATTCTTGGTTTATTAGACAACACTGACTATACATATAACTTCACGAACAGCAAGATATTTACAGTTCTTCCTGAGTCTGAGATACTTAGGTTGTATGACAATGTTCCTCTTTTGGCTAAAGCCCAAACAATTATGGGGAACCGTATAATGTACGGGAACTACTTGGATGGTTACGACCTAATTGATAAGAATGGATATCCTGTTAAATTTGAATATGTTACTAATCTTCAATCTCAAGACATAGGTTCTACAGATTTAGATTATGCTACTTCGAATGGAAACTACACCATAAATGGATCAGTAACTGTTCCTAGCGCATTATTTGAGCTTGATTTAGCAGGTGTTAATTTAACAGCAGGCTCAGCAATTAACATTGATTTTTCTTTAAACCATAGTTCATTTAGCGGGTCTACACCATATCCTGTTCAAACAAACAATAATGTAGACATATCATTTACATATTATTTGCCAAATGATTTTGCTAGTGTTTTTGATATGGTGTCAAGTGCATCATTTCAAAATGCAATTGGTACATTGGCAAATGTTCAGACAATGGCAAATGCATGTACAGGTGTAACTTTATCTGATGCATTTAACTGTGCCATGGCGCAGAATTTAAATATTTATACCAAATATCAGAGTGGTATCAACAGTGCAAACCAACTGATAGCTGCAGGAGCAGTTTTTGGAAGTGATGTTTTATATATCCAATTCCCTGCGGTTGCCTATGTAGACAACTTAACAACACCTACTTATACTGCGTATGAATATATGCAGATAGTATCAGCTGAAGCTGTATTTCAGACAATTTCTCAAAACCAAAGTTTGCACAGCAACCGTGACTATGAGATTGGTATCGTGTATATGGACGACTTTAATCGTTCTACTACCACATTAGTTAGTCAGTATAATACTGAGCATGTACCATGTGGAAATTCAGTCACAAAAAATAAAATATTTGTGACAATACCTGTTGCGCAAGTAGCGCCTTATTGGGCTACTAGGTACAAGTTTGTCATCAAGGCTGATAGAGATAATTATGAGAGTATATACACAAACATATTCTTTTTAGATCCTGAAACAGCAAATGCATACTTCTTGTTAGAAGGAGAAAATGCTAGAAAAGTTGAGGTTGGAAGTAGATTAATTGTAAAAGCAGATAGCTCAGGAGCTCTTGACAATTGTGCTTATGCCACTGTATTGGAGAAAGAAGCGCAACCTGCTGACTTTATACAAATACCTAGTCCATCGTCACCTTCTACAGACATACCTGTACCGGCAGGTGTCTACATGAAGATAAAGGCCAATGACTTCAGCATAGTATTTAAGGAAAATTCTTACATATCAGCAGGACTTATAAGTGACTCTGTATTAGGAGGAACAAGAACTTATTATCCTAGTATTGGATATCCAATGAATATTGAGGACCCTGCAGCAGCAGGTTTCTACATAGACTACGATGTGCCTCAAGGAAGTATAATTAAAATGAAATTAAACTTCAAAAGAGGAAAAGATGGTGACACTGATGAGAACTGCGAATCTCGTATCTATACATTAGAAAAACAATTTGTTTCTCAAGGTGACTACACCAATATGTATCAGTGGTTTATAAGTGACGATATTGGAACGCAATTAAATGATGGTTATTCATGGGTAGGTCCTGACAATAACCCTGCTACAAATTGCCCTATACAAAATACATTTGTATCAACTCTTTTGTCGGGTCCAACATTTACAGGTCAGACTTTGCCACCGGGATTCCCTGATCCGACTATATGTATAAATTATTATCAATTCTTTAGAGATACAACGACAAATAAATTATCATTATACATATCAGGAACAGGTGATTGTGGATTTAAGAAATCTACCGTTGAGGCTGAGTTTGAAGTTTTCAGATCCGATACAACTTTTATATTTGAAACTGAGCCATCTGATACTTTACCTGATGTATTCTTTGAGAATGAGTTATCATTTTCGATTGACTCACTTGGTCAGCACCAAGGTAACGTAATGAATCAAAACTTTGGTACAGGTTCACCGGCTGTTATTGACACAGGTTTCTTTAACTGTTATGCATTTGGTAACGGCGCTGAAAGCTATAAAATTCGTGACTCAATCATTGGTAATTACATTACACTTGGTAACAGAGTTACTTCAATCTCGGCTGAAGATTACAGAGAAGTCAGAAGATACGCTGACATCACGTACAGTGGTATTTACAACAACGAGAGCAACGTAAACAAGTTGAATGAATTCAACCTTGGCTTACTAAACTTTAAGCAGTTAGAGCGCTCCTTTGGGCCTATCTATATTATGGATGCCCGTCAGACTGACGTACTTGTATTGCAAGAGGACAAAATCTCATATGTTCTTGCTGATAAAAACTTGTTATCTGATGCAGGTGGTGGAGGTGCATTGACATCTGTACCTGAGGTATTGGGCACTCAAGTTGCTCGCGTAGAGAAGTATGGTATCTCATTTAACCCTGAGAGTTATATTCAGTGGGGTGAAGACAGATACTTTACTGATGTGAAGCGCGGAGCGGTAATCAACCTAAAAGATTCAGAGACAGGACTAAGCCAATTGCAAGTCATCTCAGATTCAGGTATGAGCACTTGGTTCCGTGATTTATTTACAACTGATTTTAACACACAGAAATTAGGAGCATATGATCCGTATTCAAAAGAATATGTGCTTAGCTCTAATAATATAAATGTGCCAACTGTTGATGAGTGTATCTCTTGTGGATTAACTCAAGAGTTTATTTTTACAGAAAGCAAAACAGCTTTTGAGTACTGCGTAAATGTAGGTCAGACTGTTGGAGACGTTGAGATTGAATACAATGTAACATCAATAGATCCTGATGTAGAATTTGAAATTTCCGCAGAATACAATGGAACTTCTTATACCACAGGATTCACCTCATTGAGTGGAACATTAACGATTGATAAAGACAGCAACATTGCAGATGTAGTCAACATGGCTATTGAAACAACAGGTGCTGTTGTCATTGAGATTACCGTAAATTGCCCTACTGCAAATACACTTAATGTAGTTGAGGTGGTATTAACTTCAAACTATCAGGCGGGTCAAAGCATTTATGCTCAATGGAGATACACTGATGGAGCATTTGTTGGGTCTCTTCAAAATACACCTGTTACATTTGCTACAGGCGTAAACCCTGTGGTATCTAGATTTAACTCAGTGTCAGGATTCCAAGGTTCAGCAAGTATACCAACGAATGGCAGTACTGTGAGAATAGCCACAAATAAAGCATTCCCAACAAACTTTGACTTTAATCCATCTCAAAATAAGTTTAGATATCTTAGAACAAATACCGTATACAATAACAATACAATTGGCATCAATAACTTGTTGGCAGCCTCTTCAGTAGGCACTACGGCAGGAAGTGGTATATACTACTATTCTGATGTCCCTGCGGGAACAACAGGAGATTACTTGTATTTAATTTGGGATTTGCGTAACACAGGAGTTGTTGATTTATGTTTCTCATCAGACCCACTTGACGTGAATTATGTATGCTGCACATGCGACCCATGTACAGACCTATGTCGTGAGTGGTCTCTTCAGAATGTAGGTTCAGTTACAGCTACAGTAAGTTATGTTGATTGTGCTGGAGTTGCACGAACAGCAACAATTCTTAGAAATCAAACTCAAATTATATGTGGAAAAGCATCAGACCCACCAATTGTTAGATCAGGAGCAGTATACATAACAATTACGCAGGAATGCGGATGTAGAAGTTAAATTAATTAATATGCCATACTATTTAGATGCCCCCACATTAGCGCAAGCTACAGCAGTATATACAAATGCAGCGCTAACAACATGCGCTCCCAATGGTGTTTATTCTGATGGGTCAATCACACGCGTTCAGACATCATGTGTATTAGGCCCTGCAAAGTTTTGTCCTTCATGTGGCGAAGTTTGCGATTCAGACTTTACATTATTAAAAAATGATACAGGTGTATTTAAAGCTACTGTTGATTTAGGTAATGACCCGGGAGATATTGGAGCTGTTATTATTAGTTTTGAACCAATGGTTTTCCCAAATGGATTCAAAGCGGTCTATGATGGAATTACTTACAATAGCTTTAGCTCTCCATTGTATGGATATATGACTGCACCTGCAGGTCTTCCTGTGTATATGGGAGATGAAGATAATGATTGCGGTATTACAACATCATCATTTATACTCGATAACAATATTTGGACAGGTGGTGGTTATGATTATAATGGCACAACATCAATTGTAAGTGTATTGCCATCTCAAACAAACCTAACGGTAAATCCTCCGGGTTTATGCATAATGGTAATACCAAAGGTTAATTTAAATCCTTCATCATTAGAAGTAACTATTGAAGCACCATGTGGTGCCCAATTTGGCCTTGTTGTATCTTGCCCAACAACACTATTCCCTACTCAAACTAGTCAAGTCGCAATAACAGCAGACTCTGTTTGTGATTTAAATGATAATTTGACATACTATAATTATCCTGTTAATGGTAATGGCACAACACTTGGTCTATACGATTGGGTATTCATAGACCCTTACGGAGAGTCAGTTGTTGGTGATGGATACTATTATGCTCCTACTATGTTGCCGGGGTCATATGATTGGTTTTTAGCACAAAATGGCGTCATCATCCAAATGGGTGAATGCGAATTCAAAAAATATATCATAAGAAGATGTGCAACAGGAGAAGATTTTATAGCAATAGCAAATATTGCAGTAGCGATAGGAGATATTGTAACTGTTGATGAGGTTGCATACTCAGGATGTGCATTTACAGTAATATCTCAGACAAGTGGAGTTCCTGTTTTGACTATTGATGCCATATCTATATATGAGTCATGCTCAGATATTTGTTCTTATTACATTGTCAATAATATGACATCATCTAGTCATAGTGGAGTATATATTAATTGTGCGGGATCAACAACTTCATTTACTATCCCTGCATATACAATTCAGTACATTTGTGCTAGATCAGAGAGTATAACAATTAATACTAGTCCAAGCGGAGTAACTGTTCAAATTAACGATTGTAATTGCCCTTCATAATATGGAATATACACTAACATACAGCGATAATTCAGGAGGTTGGCCATCATTTTATTCCTACATTCCTGATTGGATGATTGGAATGAATAACTACTTCTACACATTTAAAGGCGGTAATCTATATCGCCATAATGTAAATGCTATAAGAAATAACTTCTATGGTCAGCAGTACACGTCAATAATGAAAAGTGTATTCAATGAAGCTCCATTGGACAACAAGTTGTTTAAAACGCTTGCGCTTCAGGGAGATGATTCTTGGGAGGCCATTCCAATTGAGACTGACATTCAGAACAGTGGATTTATTGATAAGGATTGGTTTGAGAAAAAAGAACAGGTGTTTTTTGCGTTTATTAGAAACTCAGGCAACATACCTGCGCAGGCTGATGAGTATGCACTTCGATCACTTAATGGTGTTGGAAGAAGTGTTGTGGTAACAGGTCCTGCGGCAGCTACTGAGATTCAGTTCTCAATATCTCCATTGATTGCCATTGGAAGTATTGCAAGTGTGGGTGACTACTTATACTATGCGCTTCCACCTTCATTTTCGGCTCCTGTATTATGTGGAGAGATTACCAATATTGTACAGAACTATCCTGCAGGTGACAACTACTTTGAGGTTGACACCACTGTTACGGGTGGCTCCGTTCCTCCTGTTCAAAATGCATATTTCTTCTACATCAAAAACTCAGTTGCTGAGTCACATGGTGTACTTGGGCATTACTGCTTGTTCACTTTAGAGAATGACAATACGTCAAAAATTGAGCTTTTTGCCGTGCAGTCAGAGGTTATGAAGAGTTTCCCTTAAAAAACTTATCTTTGTATTAATATATTTATAAAATATGATAGGATTTGCAGCAATAGCAGCTATAGGTGGTATAGCCTCAACTGCTTTAACAACAGGATTTCAAGTTTCTGACTTAATAAAGTCTAAAAGACTTCAGAAAGAAGCTGACGCTGAGGCTGAAAAAGCCATGGCTGAGGCAAGAAAATTCCTTGATGTTAATGTTTATGATGCATTGAACATCCAAATGAAGCCATATGATCTTGAGCGTGAGGCAGCATTGTCTACAGGCGCCCAACTTATTGAGGCGGGAAGAGAAAGTGAGAGAGGCGCTGCTGCAATGGCAGGGCGTATTCAAGCTAATCAACAGAACTTAAATCGTGACATTCAAACACGTATGGGCAAAGAGATGGCTGACCTTGACAAGTTGTCAGCTGCTGAAGACTCAAGACTTAAAGATATCAAGACACAACTTTACTTGGATGAGGTTGAGGGTGCACAAGCTGCATCAGCAATGTATGACGAGCGTGCTGCGCAAGCAGCTAAGAATGTTGCAGCAGGTGTGACTAGCATGATTGGCCAAGCGTCTAAATTTGCACCTTTATATGGTGTTGACACCAAGGCTGAACAATCTGCTTTTAGTAAAATGGAATTAACACCTGATCAAATGAAGCAAATAGGCAATGTCAATTTTGAAGGATTAGGTACCGCAGGTGAAGGTTTTACCAACCTTGACTTAGAAGCTATTAGCCAATTATCAAAACCTGAGTATAAGGCATTTGTCAAATCGCTAACTCCTGATCAATATAGAATGATATTTGGAAGCAAGCAATTTGGTCAACTTTATGATGCTGCTTCAGCAAGCAGATTTAATCCGTTCCAATTCTAAAACATGGCTAAGACATTTTACAAATATGCGGAGAGAAGCGCTGAGTCACAAATAAATTGGGCTGAGGTAGGTAAGAACGTCACTGAAATGTTGTCAACTGAGGCAACATTACGTGAAGAAAAGAAGGCTGCCATTGATGAGGCATCTCGCCAATTTGGTGATGTATTATCAAATGCGCCACAAGGTGACTTTCAAAGTGCTAATGAGTGGACGTTAAACTTTGCCAATGATGCTGCTCAACAAAGGTTGATACAAGACAGATTACTTAAGAGTGGTCGAATGGATTTAAGAGATTATACTGTTCAGCGTCAAAACTTGAATGATAGCACAAACCAATTGTTTGCGGTATCAAAAGAGTATCAAACTAAATACAAAGAGGCTGTTGAGCGATACAATGGCGATAAGTCTCAAGAGTTTGAGATTTGGCTTACAAAGCAAGCTGAGGGCCTCAGTAACTTTACAAATACCAAGGCATACATTAACCCTACTAATGGTCAGGTGAGCATTGCTCAGATGAAAAGAGTTAAGGGTGCTGATGGCAAAGAGGTTATGGTTATGGATGACAATCCTGACAACTACGTTACCGTCAATCAGCTTCGCAATCGCATGAATGTAAAGCTTGACAAATATCAATACCAAGAAGCGGTAGATAAGCAAGTTACATCTTTGGGTGAGGTTGTGCTTACTAATGTATCCAAGCTTAAGGGTGCATATAGAATGCTTAAAATTGAGGAGTTTACTGACCCGACAAAAAGAGAGCGCTTGACTGACGAAGAGAAGCAGGTGGTCACCACATATATGGATTGGGAAAACAATATGATTGAGTCTGAGTTATCTAACCCATTCAATCAGCTTGGTTTATTAACTGACGCAGTTAACAAGGTACCGGGCACGAATGAATTCTATGAGTTTACATTTGACCCTGAGTTGGCTAAGAGCAGCTCGAAGTATATCTATATGAAAGACGATGGCTCAGGTATGCCACGTCCTGAATTCACTGAGGAGCAGAATAAAGTTGCTGCTGATTTCTTGCGTACTCAAACACGTAATAGCCTAGACCAAAAAACTAAGGTTGACCTACAGGCAGAGCCATCAATTCAATATGCTCCAAATTATGGAGGAAAAGGAAGCGGTGGCGGCGGCGGTGATGATGATAAAGATCAAGTTACTTATTACGAGAAGGCAAACAATGCCATGAGAACGGGCAACTTAGGTGCATTGAACACTACAGACTACAGCTTCTATTTTGACAACAAGGGAGGCAAGAATGTAATGTATGTAGCATCAGGAGGAAATATCAATTATGAAGGAGATCAGAAAGAAAAATTCAAGCCTGTTACGAATGCTGATGATTTAGCTTCATACTTAGCAGGTATTGATCCAAAAGAAGCTCAATTAGTTTATAAGCAAGGTAAAGATCAATTTAGGGATATCCATGGATTTACATTGTTTGGATCTTATTTACCGTCAGACTCAACATTCGACCAAGATAAGCTATATAGCTCTTCAACATACACTGATGAGGAAAGAGAAAAAAGAACGGGTCAATCTTCATCAAAAACTAAGCCTAAGCCTAAGCCTAAGCCTAAGAAAGAAGGAGAACTAGATGATTAGCTATAAAATACTTATCTTTGAAGTATGAATGATTTACAAAAACTTTATGACGTACTCAAAAGAGATGGGTACTATACTAAATCTTTTGAAGAGTTTAAAGTAAAATGGCAAGATCAAGCTTATCAGGATAAGGTATATGGTGTTGTATCTAGAGATGGCCTTTATACTAAAAGCAAGGATGAGTTTTTAACTAAATACTCAGGTCAACAAGAACCATTAAAAAAAAAAGAATTTACCGCATCGGCTTCCAATTTGGAAAAACCTACTTCGGCTTCTTCTTCCAAAAGGAGATTTGAAGGCGTTACTGAAGAGCCTATTTCTCAAAAGAAGGTTCGAACTGAAGACTATTTAGATCAGGTTCAGAACATTCAGAAAAAACCTAAGGCAACAAGTCAAAAGGTTGAAAGTACATTTGAGCAGCCTAAAGAAACAAAGCCAAGTGTTAAATTTGACACATTAAGTGACAAAGAGGCCATGCAAATGATGGCTGAAGACTTTGGAAAAAAAGAATTTGAGGCTTATTCTTCTATTGAAAAAATACCATCTGCAAATAAACTTAAAGATTTAGATGAGGAGACAACTGCCAATATTTTAAATAAACAATTTGAAGGAACAAATTTAGAATTTAAAAAATTAGGTTGGCAACTAACAGTCACATCAAGAATAAAAGATGGTATTAGTGATACCATTCTAAACGAACAAACAATTGATTTATCAGGTCCTAATGCTGACAAGCAATTAAAAAGTTTTATTTCTAACAATCTAGTAAAAAAATCAGAGAGAGAACAATTTGAAAATGCACAAAGCGTAGAAGACTTAGTTGAATTAGTTGGCTCTAATCCAAATAAATTTAAAGCATCACTGCTAGAAGGCATGGATGTAGAAAAGTATTTTGAAAGAGAGAGACAGCTTCTCAATGGAGAAATGGCTAGAGCTAATGCTGACACTTATGACTCTGATTTAAAATCATACGAGCAAAAAGTTGTTAAATTCAATCAGGATGTAAAAGGAGGCAAAATGTCTAAGTCTGATTTTGATTCAAGATCAGCAGCGCTTGAGAATGAACGTAAGTCTTTGACCCAAAGAAGAGACATTATGTCAAGTGTCATTGGTAAAGCTGAAAAGATTGATAAGCTTACAAATAACTTAGAAAAAGCCAATGTAATTACGGCTGCTGAAAGAGAGAAACAAGGTAGCCTTACGGGCCTTGTTCTTAGAGGTATTGGAGAAGGATTGACAGATGTATCTCAGGCAATGATTGATTTTGGTATTTCAGGAGTATCTGCAGTATCAGATGCTAAAACTCTTGCAGATGCAATTACACCTGGAGAATATGAAAGACTAAAAAGGTTGGGATTCAGTGATGACCAAATAAAAAATGAAATTCAGAAATCAGTAAAAAATAAAGCAAATCAAGTTTTAAGAAGTGTACCTGATGCATTTGGTCTTGGAACTACTGAAGAATATGCGAAGTCTGCTGATAGAGGAATTATAGAGCAAGCTGCTTATGCATTAGGAGAAAGTCTAGGGGCTGTAGGAGGAGGTATTGCTACAGCAGGAACAAATGCAGGATTTTTTGCAATGTCATACAATGCACTTGAAGACCAAATGAGAGGTCCTCAATTTGATGCATTAAGCGAAAATGAAAAGAAAATAATGTCAGTCCCTTATGGATTAGTCATTGGAGCTCTTGAAAAGTTAGGAGCTAAAGTTGCTGCAGGTGCTGCAAAAAACAAAACGCTTGGAATGTTTTCTGAGTATATCATGGCTAAGACGTTTAGTTCTCTTCCAAAAAATGCTTCTTTATTAGAAATAAAAAGTGCAATTGACAAGAGTGTTGCGGCGAGCGTAGCTAATGGAATGCTTAAAATTACAGGCGCAGGTATAGTTGAAGGTGGTACCGAGTTCACTCAGCAAATTTTTGAAGGAATAGAAAAGGATGTAGCCAATAGAATTATACAATCAAACCAATTAGAAACTGCAAAAGAAGAAGGCGGTGGAACTGTTTCTAAAGAAATATATAATCAAATTGTAGAAAATAAATTCTTTAAAGATGCTGCTGACTTATCAACTACTGAAGGTATAGGACAGTTATTAAAAGAATCAGGTAATGCATTTCTTGTTGGAGCTGTGGCGGGAGGAATGGGTTCGGGCATTTCCGTTGGTATAGTAGAACCTATAACAAATAAAATTTCAAATAATAAATTTGCTGTATATCGAGATATTATATTGAATGATGACGCCCGTGAAGGAGCTATATCTTCAATAAATAAAAAGGTAGAGGATAATAAATTAACAAGAGAAGAGGCAGATGAGCAAATAAAATCTATTAATGAATCATATCCTGCATTAAGACAAATACCTTCTTCTTTCTCACTATCATCACAACGTGAAGCGTTTGGATTGTTGAGAGAAAAGAATCAATTACAAAAAGAAATAGAAGGGAAAGACCCCGCTCTCGTTGCTAAACAAAAAGATCGTATAGCCGAGATTGAAACACAATTAAAAGGATTAAGTTATGCCGTTCAAGAGCAAAGCACAGATGAGGTTCCTGTACAGCCAACAACCGGAGTTGGCGAAGAAGTGGAGGGAGGAACACCCGGGACAGAACTTAAAGAAGCTGCCCAAAAAGGTCAAGAAGAAGTAGATCAGTATATTGCTGACATGGGTGCAGAGGCACGCATTGGTTCTGTAGTAAGTCCAATAATGGACAAGATGGCCAATGCTGAATTCATTAATGACAATGATATCGACAATGCCATCACCACAATCTTTAATGAGGTTGAGCAGTTAGAAAAGTCAGACAAGTATAGTCCTGAGACAAAGGCAGCTATATCTGATAAGTTATTAAACATTGCAGATAAACTAGATAATTATGAATTTAGAACAAAGACTGAAACTGTCGAAACTACCAAAGCCGGCACAGCTACAGCTACTAGAAAAACTTCTGAAGCGGTCAGGAAAATCAGGGCTGAAAAGTACTTTAATGGCGTCAAAGCAACCGTTAACGGCCAAGAAGTAACGCTACAAGACAAGAACGGAAGGGTTGAGGCTCCGATGCCAAACGGGGAAGTAATCGTACTTGACACGCCATCTATGGAGATTGCCGAAGATGGGTTTGAGTTTGATGAAAATGATGCGTTGGTATCAGTAACTGTCAATGACCGTTTAGGAAACACAGCTAAGCTTACCGGTGATCAAGCACTTGACTTTGCTATTAGAGATAGGGAGAACAAACTTGGTGTCGTTGAGCAAGCTGAGTTTGACACTGTATACCAAGAGGTAGAAAAACAATATATAAAAGAGGCAGCACCTGTCGCTGAGGAAGTAACTGAGGAAGTAACCGGGGAAGTAACCGGGGAAGTAACACCTGTTTCTGAGCCTGTGGCTACTGAGGCAACAATAGGCGACATTGAGGTGACTGAAGTTCCTGTTGCTCAAGAGACAATAAATGAAGTTGAACAGCTCAATAATATATTGACCGCTGAAGACTTTAGTGAGGTAAACCTATCGGACAAGAAGAGCAATAAAGTTGCTGCTCAAATAACCAAAGCTGCTAAGGCAATCTCAAAGGTATTGCCTAAAGTTAAGTTTGTTGTGCATAGCACACCTGAAGCTTTTGTTGAGGCCACCAAAAATCTTGATGGTCGTGAATCTGAAGGTGGTATCTATGACCACAATACAAAGACAATTCACATCAACTTAAAGAATGCGAATAGCCGAACAGTTGCACATGAGGTGTTCCATGCGTTAATCCTATCAAAGGTAGCGTCAGATGCTGAGGCAAGTAGATTGACAAGGTCAATGATTAAGGCTGTTATCAAGTCATTGAAGCAAGCTGATGGTGGCGCTGAAATAATTTCGTTCTTAGAGGACTTTGAGAGCGAATATGAGGCTAACATCCAAAACGAAGAGAAACTCTCTGAGTTGTTTGCTATACTATCTGATAACTACAAGAGGCTACCACCGGCTACTAAAAATATCATTGTACGCTTCTTAGAAAGAATGGCTAAGCTTGTTGGTATTAAACCAATGACAAGCGGAGAGGTCATTCAATTCATGAATGTCTTATCAGCAAAAGTTGAGGCAGGTGAGGTGATTTCTAAGAAAGAAGTAGGCAAACAAAAAGACGGAGCAGTATCAGGGACAAGAAAACAAATCATCGGAGAGAAAGGCGCTGAAAGACTTGACGCCATGGAGAGCGGTACTCGAAGAATGAGTAACCTTGTCATGGCTAAGAATATGACTGACGATGGGAAGTCACCACTTGAAATTAGAGTTGCTACCGGTTGGGAGCTTGGGTCTGATGGTAAGTGGAGATTTGAGACTGTAGATAATATAAGACAATTTAGAAGTCTTGCATATAATGCTATGGACTACCTAAAAAAAATACCACAAAAACAATCAGCTGATGCTTCTGCAAAAGATGTACTTCCTAAAGAATTAATTGAAATGTATCCTGAATTAGGGGATATAAATATTAAATTTTCTAAAGGGAAAGAAGGCGAAGGTAGCTATAATCACAAGACAAAAACTATTGAAATAAATGTAGGAAAAAACCCATTTGTTTTTACATCCACACTTTTACATGAAGTTCAGCATGCTATTCAAGAGATTGAAGGTTTTGATAGCGGAACTAATTTGCAAAAAATGGTTGATGATTTTTTTAATAGAGAAAAATCTTTAATCAATAGAGTAAAAAGATTAAAAAATGCTGCAGATAATGAAGTTTTATTAGAAAAAGCAAAGCAAGATTACAGAGAATTTATACAAAACAATACTGTAACAAAAAATGGAAAAAGAATATTAGATGCCAATAATCTTTACAACCGTAAGTCAGGTGAAGTTGAAGCTCGAAATGTTGAGAAGAGAATGGATATGACAGAGGAGGAGAGAAGAAATACTCTACTATCTGAAACTGCTGAGGTTAAAAAACAACAACAAATATTTGACGGTGGTAAATTCGCGCCAAGAAAGCAGAAAGGTCTTATCAACTTGACGGACCAAGAGGCTGTTAAGTATGCGAGAGCGGGCGTTGAGAATAAATATGAAGCACAGGCTATCAAGCAGATTGGTCTTCAGGGGACTAAGTTTGACAAGAAATCAATCCTTGATACAATAAAAAAAGAGTTTGATAGTCTTGTAAAGAATACCAAAGACTATATCTTTAGAGAGGATAGTCCTGCAATTGACCAAGCAATCCAAAATGAGATTGATACTATGGTTGATCAAGGCTACTCTAACGATCAGATTGAGCGCGCAAAAAGAGCATTTAAACCTAGCCCTGAGAGAAACAGTGTTATTGATGAGTACAGAAGAGCTCAGTTGGAAACAGTTAGCCAATGGGAAAGCTACTTAGGTCAGTCTGATTATACACCTGCATTTAAGTATTTAATTCTTGATGCTGTGTTGACAAACAACTATGACCTTAAGTCAGATCGATACCAAAAGAGAACCGCAAAGACTATAAGAAACTTTACTCCATTTGATGCAGGAACATTAGCTGAGCTTTATATGAGCGATAGCAATGAGTTGCTTAAAGACTATGTGAAAATTCAAGCTGATAACTCAGCAAGCATTGTCGAGTCAGCTGCGTTCTCATCCACGAAAGATGGCAAGTGGATTAAATTTGACGGAGGAAAAAATATTAGTAGTGATCAAGAACTTCAAGATAATGCTAATAAGTTATCACAATTGGTTCAGAACACCTATTGGTGTACCAAAACAAATGCTCTAGGACAATTGAGGGATGGTGACTTTTACGTATATGTTACAGAGAATCAGAAGGGCGAATTTGATCCGAGAATTGCTGTAAGAATGAAAGGCGATGAGGTTGGTGAGGTCAGAGGTAATGCTTCTTCTAAGCAAGATCTTGAGGCTGATATGCTACCGGTTGCTGATAAATTTTTAAAAGAGAAGATACCTAATGATAGCGGTAAGAAGTGGTTGAACTCAATTGCTTACAATACCAAGGTAAAAGAGCTTACTGATAAGATTGACAATAAAGTTCTTAATATGGACGATGTCATGGAGTATATTGATATCATTAAAGACAAGGATGAATTCTCAGTTGACTATGGAGAGAATGGTCTTGTTCAAACACTACAGGATAAATTTCAAGATGCAAAATTCTCATTTGGTATTGCTAAGAAATATTCGGAGATTAATGATGATACTTTATTGTTAATTGCTCCAAATACAACCTTTGAATTTACATCTAATGAACAATCAAAAAATGTTCAAGTTATAATTGGTAATCTTAATGCTTACGATAATTTTGATGGAGGAAAAGTAAAAGTAATTTCAGGTAGTGTTGAATTTGGCACTGATTCATCAGTAAAAGAAATAAAAAGTATTGAATCAATTGGAGGTGGTGTAAGATTTACAGAATCCAATATTAAAAATTTAGGAAGCTTAAAAGAAATTGGAGGAAGAGCTACATTTAGAGATTCAAAAGTTTTAGATTTAGGTAACTTAAAAAGAATTGGAGAAGTTGCAGATTTTAGAAGAGCTAATTTATATTCATTAGGGAACTTAGAGTTTGTAGGTAGATCTATTTGGTTAAGAGATTCAAGAGTTGCAGACTTAGGTAATCTTACAGAAGTAGGTGGAGATGCTAACTTTCAAGATTCTAGAGTTACAACTTTAGGTAATCTTAAAAAAGTTGGTGGGAATCTTGATCTTGAATTTTCAGAAGTTGAAGATTTAGGAGATTTAGAATTTGTAGGTGGTGATTTCATTGCAGAAGGAAAGAATAATAAAATAAAAACATTAAGTAATCTTAAAAAAGTTGAAGGTTCCGTCTTCATTGGTTTTGAATCTTCAATAGAAAATCTAGGTAATCTTACAGAAGTAGGTAAAAGTTTCTCAGTAGCTGGCAATAAAAATTTAAAAAGTTTAGGTAAACTTGAATCAGTTGGATACTTAAGTAGTATGGGTGGTAGTCTTAATATTTCTGACTCTTCAATAACAGACTTAGGTAATTTAGAGAAAATAAAAGGAGGTGCGATTTTTACAGATTCAAATTTAGAAGATTTGGGTAATCTTAAATTAGTTGAAGGCGTTGTAGATTTTCGAGATACTAAAATAGAGAATTTAGGGAAATTAAAGGAAATAGGAGGAAACGCTTATTTTACTAATTCAAATGTAAAAAATTTAGGAGATCTTGAATCAATAGGTGGTGGTGTTTGGTTTAATAATAAAATAAAAGACTTAGGTAAATTAAAACCTGTTGCTAGAGGTAAAGCAAGTTTTGATGGGAATGAGGAATTAGAGAAACAATATAAAGAAAGACAACAAAGTCAGTTTGCCGCAAGAAAGCAGAAGAACAGCGTAGACCGTCTTGTGAAGGAAGGTAAGGAACAGGGCAAAACGGATCAGGAAATTAGAGACGAAGCCAAAGCTGCCGGATTCAGCGCTAAAGAGGCGTCAAACGCATTGGCGAAATACTACGCCAAGGAAGAAGGTGTGTTTGTTCGCTCAGGAAAGACAGGTGTTACAACCAAACTATACGAACGCGCTAAGAAGTTTAAGGAGCAGTATCTCAAGTCAAAAGGATTGTTGCCTAAGATTGGTTTCTCTCTGAAAGAAAAAATGGAAGGTGAGATTTCAAAAGAAACGAACAGAGCCGTGAAGACAGCTAGAAAGTTCGGAAAAATGTTTGAAGACTTTAATGGCGACAAAGACCTACTTCTAGATTCATTCGATAAGTTCTTGAGAGGAGACACAACTGTGAAGTTACCTAGGAAGTTTGCTGCTGTTGCAAATGAAATGCGTAACCAAATTGACACACTATCTCAAATGCTCATTAACAATGGTGCTGTTGAAGGAGAGATGGCTGATATAGTAAGTGGCAATATCGGGACATACCTTACAAGGTCATATGAAATCTATGACAATAAGAATTGGAGAGATGATGTAGCCAAGGAGACAATAGTCCAAGCAAAGAACTTCTTGAGATCACAAGAGGGCATGATAGCAATGGCTATGGACGAGGCCGCTCAAAAGAACATAACCCTTGATGAAGCGCTTGACATTCTAGTCGACAACGCTATTGACGATATCTTCACTAAGACTGAAGTCACATCATTAGTTAGTGGGCAAAAGCTTGGATCTAAGGACTTATCTACACTTAAGGAAAGGGAAGATATTCCTGAGCAAATTAGAATGCTTATGGGTGAATATTCAGACCCTGCCATGAACTACGCAAGAACTGTCAACAACCTAATTCATTTGGGTGCAAGACACAAGTTCTTGACTGATATCAAAAAAGCAGGATTGGGTAAGTTCTTCTTTGAGAAGAATGATGCTGCAAGACCAACAGGTTTCAATGCTCAGATATCAGCAGAAGGCAGTAAGGTAATGGCGCCATTGAATGGCTTATATACCACTCCTGAAATTGTTCAGGCATTTAACCAAGAGTTTGGAGAGAAAGAGACCAACAAAGCAATGAAGCTTTTCTATGGTGCAATGGGATTGGTCAAGTGGCTTAAAACAATTGCATCACTTGCGACTCACGCTAAAAACGTTGTGTCTAACCTTGGTTTTGTAATGGTAAATGGCCACAATATCACCAAGCTATACGATGCATTTAAAGTTGTCAAGGATGACTTAAAGGTGATGAGCGATGCTGACATTCAGAAAAGAATTGACGAGTACATCGAGGCAGGTATTATGCGTCAGGGCGCAGGCATCAATGAGATTAGAGATATGTTCAAGGACGCAAACCTTGATAAGTACCTTGAGAGGAGATTATCCAATAAGAAATCAAAAGGTAGGCTCGGAAGAATTGGTCAGTACTTGATGACAAAAGGAATCAGTACAAAGATTGGGTTAGAGAACGCTTATCAAGCGGAGGATG